TTGGCGGCTGAGATCCCTGGATCGGCTGCGCCAGGACCGTCTTCCCATGGTGGTGGATAAGTCACAGTTGGCATAAACTTTTATGGGCGAAAAGTTTGGTTGATTGATGCGGTCTGGTTCTGACCGCAGTAAGCGTAGTCGTACTCCTTGAGCCTGAGCCCAGCTTCCTGGTAAAGGCCGGGAGCCGGTGGCGGCCCAACCGTCATCTTCATTGTTACCGGCACAAAAGGCGGATTTTTATTCACATTTGCCGCGATCATGTTCGGTGGAAGCGCTTTCTTGGCCATTGTTCCTCCTAGTTTCCCCAGCCTCCTCTTACGATGGTTGGTGTAACGATTGATCCAAGCCCGTCGATGTAATTACCTGCCGGGAAAGTCTTGGTTGGCGCAGGGGTGCCAGCAATCGGCCCGACTTCCCATGGACGGGTGGTCTGCGGCAGTTGCTGGTAAGCTGGCGGGGTGTACCCAAAAGGATTGATTGAAGGTGTTTCCATAAGCCTTTTAATAAGGTGGCGTCCCTTGCGGGCCGGGACCCATGATTGGCGCGGGACTGATTGCTGAGAGCGTTTTTGGAGCGGCAATCGGGCCGATTTCCCAGTTTTTAGTCATGGGCGGCAACTGGTTGCTAGCCCCCTGGTTTTGTCCGTTCGCGCCGACCGGCATTTTCTTAGGAAAAAATGTCGATGGATATGGATGAGAAGGTGGTGGTGGGCTGGTTGAGATGTTCCCGGTCTGGGTGCTGCCGTAAGGGATGGGGTTTAAGATCGGTCCCAGCTCAGGGGTTGTGACCGGATACCCTCCACTGCTTGGAGGCCAAGTGGGGAAAGGTGGCGGATAAGGCGGATTAGCCGCCGCAGCCTCGACACTGAGGTCGAATTGAGCAGTGGACGGCGACGGAATCCAGGCAATCCAGGCATCACCGGGTAACCCGGTGCCGTTCCAGAACCACTGGCCGCCCGATGAAATCTGACCGTAGTAGAAACCAGGGGCAGAAGGTTTTGATTCAGGTGTTCCATTCATGTTTTGATGTTCCTATAACAAAAAAAGAAACCTAGGTCCGGATTATGTAATTAAGCGTCAGGTAGGGCGGCAGATTCTGGTGCGCCGTGCCGCTGCCGATTGATGTCGTACTGTCGGTGCTTGGCACGTCTGTTACGGTAACATCAGGACCATCGGACGTGTTGGTGCTGGGACCGCTAGTGGTCAGGTCACGGTCGCAATAGCCCGTGTTATTGGGATTAGGGCCGCCGGTATTGAGGCTGCGATCAGCAAATCCTGTGTTATTCGGGCTGGGACCACCAGTATTAGCTCCCTGCGGGCCGGTCGCCTGATAGAAGGTCGCCCCTCCCCCGTAGCCATAATTAACCGCCGAGGGAGCGGTATAGGAGTACCCGTGAGTATGATTTTGCAGGTCATGCAGATGGTTTGCCCCGGCATGCCAATGGCCCTGCAGATCGTGCAGGTGATTGACTCCCACATGGGTGTGGTTCCCCATGGTATGCGTATGGGCATGGTTATGGGTGTGTGCGCTCAGTCCATGGACATGAGCAGCCAGTTCAGCCACGGTGAGCACATGGGTTTCCTCGCCGCCCGTGCTGGCCAAGGCGTGATTAGTGGCACCTGCTGCGCCGGGTGCTGTGCCTGTTCCCAAGGGTACCCGACCCTGGAGATTTGGGATGTTAAACGTGGAGCTGCCATCTCCTGCGCCATAGCTCGTGCTGATAATAGAAAACAAGGCTGAATAAACCGTGCGACTTACAGCGCTGCCGTCGCACACAAGATATCCGCCCGGTGGCGTCACGGCTGGCCACATGAAGATGGAGCCCGTAGGCGCTACCCCCATTAAACCTTGTGGCCCCTGTGGCCCAGCAGGGCCGGAAATACCCTGTGGCCCCTGCGGGCCTGTCCCGGACACCGTGGACCCAACCGGAATATTGGTTCCGGCAGCCGTTCCCAGGATGCCCATGTTCTGGAGCGTAAGCGTGTTATTGGTCGTATTGACCGCTTGCACGCTCATGTAATCGCCGTTTGCGACGAACACGATTTGCCCCACCCCAAAGCTTGCCGCTGTTTGTACGAAGCAGACTGCTTGCTGCCCCTTGGCCGGAATAGCAAAGCTCTGCGTAGTAATCGAGTAAGCACTTGTGCCGCTGGCACCCTGCGGGCCGGGAGGACCGGCAGGACCAGGATTACCCTGAGGTCCAGCTGGTCCGCGTTGTGTAGCAGGGCTTACCGTAGCCCCTCCTTGGATCATCGTGCCTGGAGGCGCATTATTCGGGTCACCTGAGTTGGTTATCTGAACGGTCTGAGAATCAATCGGTGCGCCAACAACGGTGAATGTGCCGGCACCAGGGATATAAATCAGAGTGCCTGCTGTCATCCAGCTGGTGTCGCTGACGTGAATAGTCGTTACAGCGCCAACTGCCGGGACCTGCCACGCAACGGCTGTGGAGCTGAAGGACGATTTGCCAGCTGGTCCTTGTGGCCCGCGTGAACCGGGAATGCCGGGAGGCCCGATCATCCCTTGGGGTCCGGGTTCACCAACCCCAGGTGGTCCTTCAGAACCCGGTCCACCGCGCAAAATGTCGATAAAACTCCAGACAGGCAGTGCACCGGGAGGGGCCGAAGGCTGGGCAGCGACATACATTGCGCCGGAATCAACCGTGTACGCGAAATCACCTACCACGACCTTGGTACCGTCGATGGGAGGAAGCACCGAATAACTCGCAAAGCCGCCTAAGAAGTTGGAAATAAATTTTTCCTTAAGAGGGAAGCAGAGGCGTTACGAATCAGCTTGCTAACCTTTTAACTCGCATTTGGATTTTAGCGAGCAGAAAATTGAGAATGATGATGAATGCAGATCGCTTCTGGCAAAAGGTCGAATTCATTGGCCAATGTGCGATTTGGAAAGGCTCCAGAGTAAACTCTGGCTACGGACAGGTTCGCGACGGAATTAAACGCTTCCTAGCTCACCGCTGGATCTACGAGCATCTTAATGGATCGATTCCAAATGGCATGGACATCGATCATCTTTGCCGAAACAGGCTTTGCGTTAATCCAGATCATCTGGAAATAGTGACTAGACGAGAGAATCTTCGCCGAGGCGATCACCACTATCGTGACAGAAATAAGTGTTTACGCGGTCACGAATACAGCACTGAGAACGCTCGAATTCGGTCAGATGGCGGTGGTAGACGTTGCGCCACATGCGAAAGAGAAAGAGCAGCAAAACGCAGACAAAGAAGGAGACAAATCCATTGAATACGTTGCAAGAGATCTTGATCAGTTTGGGCAAGGATCAGAAGCTTGGTGCTGGCTATCTGACCCCGGTGGGTACGCCACCCAATGCGCTGGAGACGGTCCGGGCTTTACGGCAGCAATTCGATCCCTACACCCTGTACCAGAATCCGCTCCCCGGAAACACCAATCAAGTTGGAGCACCTAATGTGCTTCTGACCCCGGCTTATGTGTCAAACGCTGCCGGTCAGCCGAGCGCTATTTTCTTGGATGGTGTCGATGGAAATTTAGACTTCAGCCATGGCACCAAACAACCTGCTTACACGCTGATTCCGTGATCTGGCTACAGGAGCTCAATAGATTAGCCGCACTTTTTATCGGTTCCTGTACGATTGTGCTCGCAGCTTGTTGCATTTATGGGATGATGTGCCTCATCCAAGCATGCCAGCCAAAAGCGCTAAGCAACAGCGATTAATGGGTGCGGATCTCGCCCGCGCCAGGGCTGGGAAACCCACCGTCACCGGGATGGGCGCCAAGAAGCTTCACGAGATGGCAGCTAAGCCTCGTGGCGGCTACCCAAAGAAGAAGAAATAGTTATGGCAGCGCGACGTCCACCTCCTCCTAAGAAAGCAGCTAAATCAGCTAAGAAAGCTCCACCGGCAGCCAAGAAAAAAGCCCCTCCAGCATTCGGCGGTAAGAAGCCGAAGATCCCTGTCCTTGGTGGCGCTGGCCTTATGGGGCTCGGCGGGACAGGCGCGCAAGGCATGGTACCATGATGCCTTGACGCTAGCGCCAGTCGTTCGGTACCGTGCGGTATGACTGCCCCGCCTGTACCCACGCTACTGCAGATACTCGACGAAGAAGAGCTTATCCGGTTTCGTCACCGGCTCCAAAAGCTGATCAAGAAGGCGCGCAAACACGAGACTCCCGATGAGATTCCGGCGGCTGAAATCTGGCTTAATATCTTTGACGCCGAGATTAAGGTGCGCGAGGCAGAGCACAAGAAATGCAAGAACTGAAGCCGTTCGACAAACTGGATGAAGAGCAGCGGCGTTGCTGTATCGACATCGCTATCGGAATGGCGATTATCGCCGCCCGGATACCGACCTTCGGCAAAGGGATCTTCCAGGACATCTCCGACCAATGGGCGCTGTGCGCTGAGCTGGATAAGAACCAGTGCAGGTACGCACTGAGCGGCGTCAGCACGACCCTGTACAATACTTCCTGGGAATTTCACGTGACCAAGGAAGCTGAAGCCATGGTCTGCCAGTTCATCAAACGTCAAGAACCGGGTGGCGGGAATGGCGACAGCCCAATCGAGTAAGCTGCGTACACCATGGGCGGTGCAAGATATCGAACGGTGGTATGGCAAAGCACGTGTGTGGTACGTCATAGACCGGCTGGGACTCCTCGTAGCCATATTTCCCGATCAGCAAACAGCCGAAGCTGTAGTACAGCTTGTGAATGGATCTATCCCAATTCCGCACGAAGCTGGGTGAAGGAACTGACGAAGAAGTTGTAAAAGCTGTCTGGGAAATCGACCCGAGTGTCCAGGACCCGGACCAAGCGCGCAGCTGGATCTGGGCACTTGTAAAAAGACTCTTAGATACCGAACGCTACGGTGCTGCCGGAACGCTGCTCTGGGGTGAGCTTTTCAATTGCAAGCCCCGTGCCGTCAAACAACTGCTCCACAAGGTCCGGACGACCCAAAACCTGATTGTCCTGGGTGGCGCAGCCCTTGGCAAAACTTATTCCCTGATCGGCTACCTGCTCCTGGATTGGTTGAGAGACCCGGAATACACCGAAGCGAAGGTCATTTCAACGACCGGCGGCCACGCCAAAAGCAATTCCTTTTCGACTCTGCAGAGGCTCTACAACGCATCTATAGTTCCCTTACCCGGCTTAACCATGGACGGTTTTGTCGGACTCAATCCCAAAGACAGACATTCGGCGATCACGTTAATCGCCATCCCCCAAGGGGAAGATGGGAAGGCAGTGTTGCAGGGCTACCATCCGATCCCGCGCAAAACGCCGCACAAGATCTTCGGCACCATGTCGAGAGTGCGCGCGCTTTTGGATGAAGCCGAAGAAATTCCAGCCGGTTGCTGGGAGGGTGTCGCCAACCTCTTGGCCAGCGGATTTGGAAACGAAGCCGTTAAGGTCTTCTGCGCAACGAACCCGCGTGACGTGACCAGTAAGCTCGCTCAATTAGCTGAGCCGGCAACCGGCTGGACCCAGGTCAACCTTGATGAGGACAAAGAATGGCTCTCAGCTGAGCGCTGGAGCGTGTTGCGGCTGGACGGGTACGACTCGGAAAACGTCCAGGAACGCAAGCTCGTGTTTCCAGGTTTTCTCACGTTCGAAGGCTACGAGAAATACGCTCTGGAGTTAGGCGGCCAGAGCCCGCGTTACTTGACCTTTGGCAGGGGCATGTACCCGCTCAGCGCTTTGCAGCAGACGATCATTCCCTACTCGTTGCTGGAGGCAGTCATCGGTAACTTTATCTTCAAAGATCGAGTGCTAGGGATCGCCGGGATTGATCTGGCTTTCGAAGGTGGAGATCGGGTTGTGATGTTTACGGGCAAATACGGCAACGCAATCGGCTTTCAGTCTCTCCGCGGCACACCGATCCTGTGGCGCAAGTCGAGATATGTCGTCCAAGCGGACCAGTACTACGAACTCCCGAAAGAAAAAACGATTGCGCTGGCAGCAACCCTTGAGCAGCGCTGTAAGAGTCTGAATATTCACCCGGATTGGGTTACCTGTGATAGGACAGGGGTGGGCACGGGCACCCATGATGCCCTCTGCGAGAACTGGAGCCCAATGGTCCGTGGGGTCATGTGGGGCAGCGAGAGCGGAACACGGAAGCTCCTGGCTGATGACCACGATTACGCAGTCGAAATCTATGATGGTATCGACTGCGAACTGTACGCACGTGCTCGCAAATTCTTCGAATTTGGCTTCGTAGCTATCGCACCACAGATCCAGACCAATACTCTGTTTAAGGAACTTAGTGGCCGCCGCTACCAACCGGCGAGCAAGGGTCCATCCGGCAAACCCCGAATCAGGCTTGAGCCAAAAAAGGAATTTAAGAAGCGACTTGGGTGGAGTCCTGATCTCGCTGATGCCTTCGTCATGATGCTCCATGGTGCGGCGATCAACGGTCCAGAGAAAGCCTCGATGCTTGGAAGTGTGCGGCAGCGTCCATTGGCACCCTATAGTAACATCGGTGATCGTGAGCGCACGGCATACGTGGACTTTTCCCAAGAGATCTAGTATACGTCCCAGTTAGCTGATCTGTCGCAACGGGCTCGCCCCTCATGAATACCTCATGAAATCTCTAACTCCTTTCAGCAAGGAAATGATTAATGACACGACCGTCAAAAGTGACGAGGGTCATCGGGACGGTTTTCTCGATAACGTCAAGATAACCAAATGCGCTGATCGCGAACCTAAAAAAGGCTTGGCCGACTTCCAGGGAAAAGGTCCGGATCTTGCCGGGAACGATTCTTATCCGGACTTCAGGAAACGATCTGACGATGGACTTCCAGCTTTCCCGGAAGCTTTCAGCAAGAAAAACATTCCCGGCGGCCCGAAGAAGCCCCGCACACCGGCATAAGAGAGTGCCAGAATTCGGGATCGTCACCAGTGTGATGCCCCCTGGCGGCTGGCACTACCCCCAAGTCCTGTCCAGCGGCCAGACGCATCGGATCGAGGGGTTCACCTTCGAACAGCTGCTTGGGAACATGTTGGACTTTCGCAGCCGACACATTGAGCTGTGCGGCGGAAACCAGAATGCAACAATTGAGGCTATTCGGCGCGACCTCAAAGCTTATCTGTGCGCCCATTTCAAAGCCAACTGTGCCGATTCACCCACTGTGCCGACGAAGCAACAGGGTATCGGGTTGGCTAACAGCTACGTTCGCCCAATTGATCGGGCAGCCGACTGGCTGGCTCGTCGCGCACAGGCGCGTGTCGATCTGGTCGATTTAGGGATGGCTGGTGCCAGAGCCCATGTCTGCGCCCAATGTCCGCAAAACATTCGGTGGCAAACCAGTTGCGCGCCATGCAACGACAACGTTGCTGTTCGCGTCCAGCAGCTCAAAGGCAATCAGCGTACTCCCTTCGATTCGCGCCTCTTCATGTGCAGAGTCTGGGGGCACGTCAACGAGGTGGCTGTCTGGATGACAGATACTCAAACAACCCCGGACCACGATCCGCCTCAGAATTGTTGGCATATCAATGAAAAACCTACCCCTTAGTAACAGCAGTTCTCCAGCGCTTGTTGATGACGATGTGTTTGATCAAGCCAGCCATTGGAAGTGGCGGCTGGATTCACAAGGGTACCCAGCCCGTGATACTCATATCGGTGGCCAGAAAGTTCATATTCGGTTGCACATTTTTACAGGTAAGAGGTCAAGTCCAGAACCGGGATGTTTCGATCACATTAACGGCAACAAGCTCGATAACCGGCGTCAGAATATACGTTGGGTGACCAGACGGATAAACGTTCTGAATACCAGAAAGAGAACCGGCGTTTCTTGGCATCATAGAAATAAAGCATGGCGTGTCCGTTTTGAGATCGGAGGCAAGGAATTGCATTTCGGGAATTTCGCAAACAGAGAAGAAGCGTTTTCTGTCGCAGCTCTCTTAAAAGGCGCGTTGATTTATCACGAATTGACAAAAGGAGATTGCGGTGGCCACTGACTCCATTACCGCTTCCTTCGGAGGTGAGCAGATCGGGCGCTTTAATAAGCCCCAGTTCGGTGACAACGGTGAGTCCACCGTAGTCGTTAACAAACCGATCTCTAGCGCGCGGCAGGCGTACGAAGTCTTTCAGCGCTTGCAAAGAGACAATCAAGCGCGCGCCAACAGAAACAAACTGCTGGCTGACTCTTACAATGGCACCCCTCCCTTCGACCAGAAAAAGCTCGAAGCAAACGCGCAGGGGTGGCGGGCGAATTTCTCAACACTGGTCCTGGCTACTTTCGTCGACCGGGTCGTGCCCAGGCTGATCGATGCCGTACACAACATGCGCTACCTGACAGCCAGCGCTTTAGATGACTCCTTTGTCGATGCGACCAACAAAACGCAAAAGTTTCGCGAGAGGACCACGGAACAGATTCGCGCCTGGAACGGCTGGATCGATTTCGTGGAGCAAGTCGCGAGCGAAAACTGTTTATACGGCTATACCGCCGCAGTCGAAATGGATGAGCTGGAGTGGCGGCCCAAGACATTCCGGCAAGAGGACTGTCTCTACGACGAGCAAGCACCGCAGCTGGCCGAGAAGCTTCCCGTTTTCGTGGTCAAATCGAACTACTACATTCACGAATGTTGCGACATGATTGCCGACGAAGCTAGCGCCCTGGCTGCTGGCTACAACGTGGGCAATCTAAAGAGCGCAATTGAGCGTGCCAGCCCGCCATATGACAGCTTTGTCTATAACCCCAGGCAGCTGAGCGACATGGTCCGAGAGGGTAACCTGTACTACTCCTTTCATCGCTCATCGAAGATGCTCGAAACTGCGCACGTTTTCGTGAAGTGTTATGACGGTGGTATTGACCACTGGTGGATTAATCGGAATGCAGCAAAGAAAAGCACCGATTCCAACCGCAATAAAGCAGAGGCCAAGAGTCCCAGTGCGGATATCACGGTTGGCAAAAACGACCCGACTCCGATGCAGGATGATCCCTACGAACTGGCTTATTTCGAGACGGTCGCTGAAGCCATGGATGATGTAATCACGTTGTTCAGTTTTCAAGGTGGCAATGGGCGGTTGTTTGGTTCTAAAGGAATTGGACGCTTGTTGTACAACATTTCTTTAGCCATTGAGAAAGCCCGCATGAGCTTTATCGATGCCATGTACATCAGCGGGCTCCTGGTAGGGCAGGCTGAAGAGTCGATCATCGGACGGCTCCAGCCCCATGTGCGCAGTCCCTTCATGATTGTGCCCGAAGGGTTCGCTCTCCTCATGCAGCAGTTCCGGGTGGACGTGCAAAACTGGCTAGGGTTGGATCAAAAACTGTTGAGCACGGCTGAGGTGATCGCCGGATCGTTCCTGCCGCAGCAGCCTGCGATCAACAACAACGGTCAACAGGTGCCCACTGCCACTCAGACCTCAATCGATGTAGTAAAAGAGGAAGAGACTAAGGAGGGGATGATGGCACGTTGGTGGACCCAGATGACTAAAGGCGTGTCTTCTTGGCAACGCCGGATTTACTCTAAAGCCAATCTCCGTGCGTCCCTCAAACAACGCAGGGCTAAGGAGAAGGCTGCCAACGCAGGTAAGACACTCATCAGTGGGGACCTCTACGATTCCATGATGAGCGTCGACCCCGCTAGCGACAATCAATTCATGCGGGCTCCCGATCTGGGTGATGCAGACCAAGTCAGCGTCGAGACGATCCTCAAACTCATGGACGACGGGTTGTCCGTACAAGAGATAATTTTGCTCGCCAACCAGCCCGCAACTGAATTCCAGCAGCACACGGGTCGTGATGACGACATGATGTTTATCCAGTTCTACCAGCTCGCGAAAGGCAGCCCCAATTTCGATCAGTCGAAGCTTGATGAGATGGCCGCTAATCGGATGATCGGGTTTAAGGTAACGAAGGAAATATTCGTTCCCCAGCCTTCGCAGACAAGCGACATCGAGGCTCAGCGCCAGCAGCAGATGGAGTGGGCGACCATGCTGGGAAGCGGCATAGGCGTACAGGTCTCGGCACGAGATCCTCATATGCAACATTACCAGACCCTGGTACCTGCGGTGGCAGATCATCTGAAGATCGCCATGCAGATGCCGCCGGTCCAGGTGCCCAAGGATCTACTCAACGCGATCAAGATGGGTTTAACCCACGGTGAAGCGCACCTGCAAGCCATGATGCAACAGGGCGCCAATGAGCGGCAGCTCAAACCGCAGATTTTGCAGCAGAAAGATCTTGAAAAGATGTACGGGCATTTGATCCAAAATGTTCAGCAAGCCGAGATGCAGGCCATGCAGATGCAAGCCATGGCGCAACAGAACGCCGGCCTAGCTGGAATGAGTATGCCTGCCGGCGGACAACCTCCGGGTGGAATGAGTGGACCTATGGGAATGCCTCTAGGAGGAAGCGCTGCAGGTATGGGAGGACCGCCGCCTGGACAAGACTTTGCTGGGAATCGGATGCCGCGCGCAGGCTAAAGTAA